GTTTATTATTAGAGATTAAATCTACCATTTTAGTGAATAGGTTTTGCATGATGGCACGATCAGCATTGTTAAATACTGGACGTTCTTCACCCATCTTATCTAAGATTTTATGAATACGTTGAACCTGTGCTTTGTTTGCAAGTCCAGCACGGATCAAGGCATCAAACTTAGAGTAGTCTGCCTTTTCTTCTTCGGTAATAGATTTAAACTCTAATAACGATTTCATTCTTCTTCCGTTACAGGCTCTTCGTTAGAGACTTCTGGTTGTTCACTAGAATATAAGGAACTAGCTATTTCTTGTTTACGACCTTCTAGTGCTTCAAAAGCTTTACCTGATAAAATTTCTTCTAATGCATCTTTAGCTTCTGCATTTTGATTTGAACCAACTAAATCTATAAAATTTCTTATGTCCATTTAAGACTCCTTAACATGTATTTATTTGAGTGAGTATTTATCTACTTCTGCATCAAGTTGCGGAGTAGCTGACTCAGTAGTTGCAGACGCATCATCTTGTGTATTATCAACCGGCTGCGTTTCAGGTGGAGGTGCAAGTACAGGTCCTGCTTGTTCCTTTTGCATTTGTTTGTCCATCTCTGCTATTTCAGCATCAGTCAAACGTAGAACATTTCGTTTAATCCATTCTTGTGAATAATATTTACCAGTAAATGGATCTACCTGCATTGCAAGATTCAGTCTTTCACGGAGAACTTCTGCATCACGCATCTCGATATAATTATTATCTTTGATGAAGTCATAATGAATGAACTCTTTAAACTGTGCCCATTCTTCTCTTGTACAAATACCTTTTAGTACAAGCTGCATCTCCATTGCTCTATCAAATATTTGACAGAACTTGTTACGCAATCTTTGAATAAACTTAGTGAACTTAATTTCATCACGGGTAACTTCGGATACACGACCTAAACCAATCATTCCACCTTGTTGTGGTTCTAGTCTTGAGTATGGTACGTTAAGTGATTGTAAAAGTTTCTTTTGGAAATACTTTACATCTTCTAACTCACCAAGGTTTTGTCCTGCAGGCAATGTAGTAATCTCTGTACCTTTACCACCTTCACGACGAGGTAACCAGAAATCTTCCAACATTGACATATGTTTACGATCATCACGGAGTTCACCGGTGTTTGCATCATAAACCATCTTGTTACGATACTTAACCATAACGTCACGTAGATACTGTTCTGCTTTACCTTTAGGTAAGTTACCTACGTCAATATAGAATACACGGCGTTCTGGTGCTCTTGAAATACGATAGATGACAATTGCATCCTCAACCATACGAAGTTGATTGAGTGGTTTAATTGCTTTATGTAGATAAGAAATAACAAACGTATTCTTTGCGTCTGTTAAACCAGAATTAACATTGATAACTGATTCTGGTGCAATACGTACACCTGAATTTACTTGTGAGGTGTATGTTTGTGTTGATGTACCACGATCATTATACACATAGTATTCGGCAATAGATTTGATAATCATTGTGCCAGTTTTTGCATCACGATCTTTTGCAATCTCTCTGACTTTACGAATCTTACGTGGATCAATATATCGTAGTTCTTGAATACCTTCTTTAGGTGCCTTTTCATTGACAACTACATGGTAATAGATTCTTCCGTCAATGTACCAACGCTTAAACAAATCATCAGCAAGATTACTAAAGTTTAACATTGTTAAGACGTTATCAAACTCATCTCTAATTTTCTTCTTGATTGTGTCTGGTTGTTTCAAATTGTCCATGACAATGTTGATTATTCTTCCAGTTGGATTAAATGAAACTGCTTCTGTAACAATTTCATCAATTGCCATTTCACATTCTGGATGATTAGCCATTTCACGATAACGTGTAATGAGTTCTAGTTCATTACGAACAGAACCTTCTAAATCAACATATGTTCCATAATAAGCATTGGAAGTGACTGTGACTGCACCATCATCAAGCGCAGAAGTAGGTAGAGTAAACGACGGTTGTTCAGGTTTTTGTTCCTGAACAATGTCAGATTTACCTAGGGTGAATCCGAAAAGTTTGATTGCGATTTTAGGTACCTCTCATTCTATAAAAAGAGAGAATAGGGAAAAATCCCCTACTCCCTTTTAGACCACGCCATCTTCAATGGATTCCCACCATTGATATGATAGAGTTACTGTAAATTCCTCAATTGCATCATTTGAACCCCAATCAACGTCGATTGGTGATACATCTGTTGGGAAAGCACCGATGAATTTATATTTCTTTAATTCGTTACCACGTTTACCAAACTGTTTAACGTCAGCATCAACTGTGTAAGAACTTAACAAAAGTGCTGCTGGGTTTCTTACGTTTAAGTTGTGACTGTTAATTCCGTTCATCCATCTTTCAAATGCGTTACGAATAACAAAATCTTCATCATTGATGATAGAAATTGTCCAATCTGCAAAGCTTCTATTACCTGCAAACTTTAATTCACGTCCAAAATATTGAACAGGCACAGTACCAATAGTGGAACCTGGTAACTGCGCCGTCTTGCACATAAAAGTTAATTTAGTTTGTGCGTTCGCTGGTAATGAAAAAGTTGGGAAGGGCATAGCGACTTCAAATAGATTAGGACGTGCTCCGTCCCCTTGCATTTGAGAGCGGAATTCATTTACTGAAAATGCCATTTAGTTTCTCCTGTTTCTCTTATTTATTAGAATCTGCCAACGATTTCTTCAAAGCTTACGCCTGTACGAACCGCAACAAAGTTTAGTTGGATAAAGTTAATTGAACGTGCCGGTTTGATATAGATATCACCACGGAATTCGTTTTTATCAATTACCTCTGCGGTGTTATTTGTTTCGTCACAAACTACACGGAAATCTGTAATTCCACGACGACCTTGCACATCACGCAAGAATGGTTCTACGATAGAAACAAATTGAGCTCTTGTAAACTGGTCATTGAATTCAAACAATGACGATCTTGAAGCACGGGCAATAGTTTTTTCTAGTGTAATGAATAGTCTACGAACATTAATACGGTCAAACGCCGAAGGCTTACTTAACATAGTCTTGTCGCCAAATAGAACTGTGCCTTCACCTGGGAAAGTAACAACTGGATTTATACCTTTAACATATAAATCATCACGTTCTGTTTGTGTTGGATTCCATGCTAGTTTGATACTGTTACGGATCTGACCACGTGAGAAACCACCTGGAGAATACCAAGGATCACGTTCTAAATCTGTACGAGCACATAAACCTGCAATATCACCATTTAGTGGTATCCAACGATATACGTCATTATACTTATCGTACTGATATTTCCATCCGCAATCCATAACAACATACGATGATGAAGTTAGATTGTCACGGTATGCAACAATATCAGCTACCTCATCTCCTGCGTTATCTACAGCGGTTGCTTTAGTTGGAGAGACGAATAATACAGCATCTCCACGACTTTCTACTAAAGAAATCAGACTTGTAACTGTTGTTTGATTACCTGGACCAGAAATAACTAGACCAATGTCTACTGAATCAGGATTTGCAAATTGATTATATCCTGCAATAATATCTGCATTACCGATTGTACCATCTGCACCAGCAGATAGAGATGCAGTAAAGTTACTATTTAATTGCGTAAAAGTTAAACCTGCAGCAGCAGTACCCCAATTAGCACCACCTGGTTGATGTCCTGTCCACCAAACATATCTTGATTTATCGTTGATAACATTTTTATAGTAGTTTGACGAACCATCAGAAGATTTAGCGTCAGATGCCTTAGATACAAATGCCCATTTCTCTACAACGGTATTTGCTGAACCAGTAAACTTACCATCTTCATCGATAACAATAACGTGCATTTCATCATTACGTGCATTTTGCGATGTTGCATAATCAGATGTACCTGGAGCAATACCAAAGTTATCTGCATATTCCCACTTACGTAGAATTGCAGTACCTACAACAATACCGCCTGTACCAACTGCTGAACCAACACCGATTGATGTTGCAGTTAAATTTGCAACACGAACATATGATACTCCAGCGTCATAAGAGATCAAATCTCCTACTACTAGATTTGCAGTAGCAACTCCTGTTACATTAATTGTTGTTGCACCAGCAGAGGTAGCATTACATGTTACTGATGTTGTTGATGTTAGGTTAGATGCAAACGCAGCAACAGTAGGACAGATAGAAATCTTTAATGAATTTCCAATTTCTCCTGCGTATTTTGCAGTAAATGGACCGTTATTTGTATTTGCTGTGGAATGATTTAAGTCATAGTCTGTGACATTCTCAATAAGTATACCTGCGCCATTTGCACTAGCGTTGAGTGTTGATGATGTGTTTGATGCACGAACGACACGTAATGCGTTTGAGTATGCTAAAAAGTTTGCTGCAGAGAACCAGTATTCATAGTTGCTGGACGTTGGGGTACCAAAACGATCAGCAAGACGAGTTTCA